TCAATTTTCGGACTGGAGTAAGAAATGCCTAAGAATAAGATTTCAGAATACTCAACGACCAACTCTGCTAACACAGACATAGAAAGCATTAACATCGACGAGGGGTGTCCCCCAAGTAGCATAAACAATGCTATCCGTGAGTTGATGGTTCACTTGAAGGAGTTCCAGACAGGCTCATCTGGTGACCCTCTGACGGTCGCTGGCGGGATGTTCATATCTGGGGGTGGGTCGGCTAACACCTTGACCGTGACGGGGATTCTGACGGCCTCTGGAGGCACGATTCTGTCCTCTACGAACACCTTGTCAGGCGGGAACATCCTGTCGGGTACTAACACCATCTCTGGCTCGGCAATTATTTCCGGCAATATCAACTCGTCGGGAACCACAAATACATTCTCTGGCGGCAATATCCTGTCGGGTACGAATACGATTTCCGGGTCTGCGATTATTTCTGGGAACATCAACTCTAGCGGGACAAACACCTTCTCAGGAACGCAAGTTATCTCTGGCGGGTCTACCTTCTCAGGCGCAGCCAAGGGAACCCTGGTAACGGACAACGACGGCAGCTTTGACATGACCGCAGGAAACAACTTCTCCTGCACGCCTACGGGGTCGATTACGCTTACATTTACTAACATAACTAGCGGACAATCGGGTAACATTCTGCTAGTAAATGGTAGCAATTACACGGTATCTGCCCACACCAACACGAAGGTTGGAACTGGCGTGCTTACGGCACTATCGGCTACTGGGACGTACTGGGTGAGTTACTTCTCTAACGGAACCAATGTTTACATATCTGCGACAGGCGCGTTAGCATGAGCATAATTCAAGGTAATGCCCATACCTCTGCGGGGGGCGGCTATCAGATAGAGCGCAGTCTGCGGTTTAACTCTGCGGATAGTGCGTATCTGAATCGCACACCTGCGTCTGCTAGCAATCGCAGAACTTTTACATGGTCTGGATGGGTAAAAAGATGTTTGCCTACAACCACCAATACTATGTTTGCTTCGGATGTTGACGCAAACAATTTTTTTGCTATTTGGTTTCGTGAAGAAGGTGATAACGGCAGACTAGAGATTTTGAACTATTCCACAACCTATGATATGCGGATTGAAACAACGCAAGTATTCCGTGATGTCAGCGCATGGGGGCATTTGGTTGTTGCAATAGACACCACGCAAGCAACATCAACCAATCGGGTAAAAATCTATTGGAATGGGACACAAATTACTGCGCTGTCCACTACCACCTATCCAAGTCAAAATTTTGAAACAGATGTAAATAATACTAACTCTCATAAAATAGGTGTTCAGGGTTCGTCTTATGGTCGTCACAACGGTTACCTCACCGAAATCAACTTCATCGACGGTCAAGCCCTAACCCCATCAGACTTCGGTGAAACTGATTCTGCCACAGGTGTATGGAAGCCCAAGGCTTACTCTGGCACATACGGCACTAACGGGTTCTTCCTAAAGTTTGCAGACAACTCCAACACCACGGCTGCGACGCTTGGCAAGGACAGCTCAAGCAACAGCAACAACTGGACACCTAACAACTTCTCGGTGACCGCTGGTGCTGGCAATGACTCGCTAGTAGATTCACCTACGGCATACGGTACAGACACAGGTGTTGGTGGTGAGGTGCGTGGGAATTACTGTACTTGGAACCCACTAGCAAAAGGAAGTAATACAACCCTTTCAAATGGAAACCTAGATGTTTTAGGAAGCACTAATAGCACAGGAAACAACAACTTTTCAACTTTTATACCATCAAGCGAAAAATGGTATTTTGAAGTAAGTCCTGCTAATACATATTCATATTCATATGTTGGTGTAAGTTTAGATGGTAACTTGTCAACATCTAGTAATTTTGTTGGTGCTACGGCAAGTAGCGTAGGAATTGAACTTGGGACAGGGGCTGTTTGGAGAAACAATTCAAATCAAGGCACTGGTGGAACAGGGGTTAGTGCTGGAGAAACTTTGATGGTTGCGTTTGAACCGTCAAGCGGAAAAGTGTGGGCGGGTAGAAACGGTACTTGGTATAACTCAGGAAACCCTGCGGCTGGAACAGGACAAGTAGCAACTATTCCTACTGTTGGGGCTATCGGGCCAGCCGTTTCTCCATATTCTAGTAGCGGTACGCTTTCTTTCAACTTTGGTCAACGTGCCTTTGCCTACACAGCCCCCTCTGGCTTTAAGGCATTGTGTACAACTAATCTGCCTACGCCGACCATCGGTGCTACTAGCACTACACAGGCTGGGAAGTATTTCAACGCCATTCTGTATACAGGTAATGGCAATGCAAGTAGAAGCATTACTGGTGTCGGATTCCAGCCTGATTTTGTGTGGGCCAAGGCAAGGTCTGCCGCTTATTATCACGGCTTATTTGATGCGGTAAGAAGCGGATATGCTTTGTATTCCAATGCAACGGACGCAGAAGATACGACCGAACAACTTACTTTTGGGTCAGATGGTTTCACAACACCAAACAAATCTGGTGATTTTATAAATACCAATTCTGCAACTTATGTTGCATGGAACTGGAACGCTGGCGGCTCTAACGCTACCAACACCTCTGGCACTATAACCAGCACAGTCAGGGCGAATACGACTAGCGGGTTCTCGATTGTTACTTATACTGGTACAGGTGCTAACGCTACGGTGGGTCATGGCCTTGGGGTTGCTCCTAGCATAGTGATTGTTAAAAAAAGAAGTGCCTCTGAAAATTGGGTTGTGTATCACACTTCTGTTGGGGCAACAAAGTATCTGGTATTAAACCTAACCGATGCAGAAACAACATCTGCAACAAGGTGGAATAACACAGCCCCAACTTCAACTGTTTTTAGTATTGGAACTAGCGGTAATGTGAACGACAACACAGGAACCTACGTTGCCTACTGCTTCGCACCAGTAGCGGGGTATAGCGCCTTTGGAAGTTACACGGGCAATGGTTCTACGGATGGGCCTATGATTTTTACAGGCTTTAGACCAAGATATGTGATGGTGAAACGTACTGATGCTTCTGGCAACGAGTGGGAAATTAGAGATACTGCTAGAGATTCATACAACTCAGGAACATCAGCAAGACTGTGGGCCAGCAGTTCTGCTTCTGAATTAAACGATTTCCCTGCAGATATTCTTTCTAATGGATTCAAGCCTAGGTCAACTGGTACAAACTCAAATGGCTCTGGTGCAACTTACATATATATGGCTTTTGCCGAAACTCCTTTCAAATATTCCTTGGGGCGGTGATGGGCTTTCTAATTGACATGGTTGGGCAGAAACACGGCAGACTAACTGTCGTCGCCCGTGCGCCTAATCAAGAAACCCGTGCGGCGTGGAACTGTGTTTGCGAGTGTGGGAATAAGGTTGTGGTTGATGGAAAGAAACTACGCACAGGCCACACCAAGTCATGCGGATGTTATCGGACTGAGGTGTCGTGTCCAGCGCAGGGGAAAGCAAACACAAAGCATGGGCAGTCTTACACAAAAGGTTATCGTAGGTTCCACTCAAGACTGCGTGAGATTGCAGAGATTCGTCAGAGACCAAAGTGGGCAGACATGTCAAAGATTCGTGAGATATATGTCAACCGCCCAGAGGATTGTCATGTAGACCATATTGTTCCTTTGCGAGGGAAGAATGTTTGTGGGCTTCATGTTGAATACAATTTGCAATATCTTCCAATCAAGGAAAATATGAAAAAGCACAACACTTACAAAGGAGTAGATTCATGGCATTCCTCTTAAACGGCAACCCTGTAAACATTGATTCCGAAATAACCATAAATTCTGTCCGCTATCCGCACCTTCGTGACCCTGCCCTGCGTGAGCAGCTAGGCGTGGTAGAGGTAGCAGACGCACCTGACTACGACCAAAGATTCTACTGGGGCGTAGGTAATCCTAAACTCCTGAATGACCGTGAGGAAGTAGACCAAGATGGCAACCCCATGTACGTCAAAGTCTTGGGCGTGGTTGATGGCGAGCCTGCGATGGTGGACTCAGCAGAGCGTCTAGTAACTAAGGGACTAAAGAGCCAATGGACTGCACAGGTTAAGGACACGGCTGGTTCTATGCTTGCCCAGACCGATTGGATGGTAGTACGCAAGGCAGAGCGCAATGTCGCTATACCCGCAGATGTGGTCACAAAGCGTGCGGCTATCGTTGCTGAGTGCGACAGACTAGAAGCTGCTATCGCTGCCTGCACCACAGTCGAGGCTTTGATTGCGGTGGTAGGCGCACAGGGATGGCCTAGCTGATGGCAACGATTGTCGAGGTTAAAGGCCAACTAGACACCCACGAAGCTGTCTGTGCTGAACGCTATCTCGGAATCAATGCCAGGCTCAAGCGCCTAGAGCAAATCCTAATCGGTTCCGCTGGCTTCATAATTGTCCTCCTGCTAAGCCTAGTGGTGAAATGACCACCATCGCTGCCAAAGCGTCTACGGGAGAGATTGCCGCAGACTCGATGGTCAGCGGTGATGACTCCTTCTACCTCGTAGAGAAGCTCCGTAAGGGACAAGAGAGTATCTACGGGGGTTGCGGAGATTGGGATAAACTATTAAAGTTCTACAATTCGTTGGAGTCTGGGGCAGACCTAGACTCGGATACGGATGTGACCGTTCTCGAACTCAGAAGTGATGGCATTTGGATTTACGAGAGTACCATCATTCCTGCGAAGATAAAGAACGACTTTTGGGCAATTGGAACTGGGGCAAACTTTGCTATCGCTGCCATGCACTTAGGATTAACTCCGGCAGAAGCAGTAAAGCTGGCGTGTCTGTACGATACATCCTCCCACGAGCCAATTGACGTAATGTCTCTAAGCGGGAGGAAACGTGGTAGCACTAAAAAAGGCATCGGACGAGGAACTAATAGCGGCGTTTAAGACCTACGGCAGTCCACAGAAGGTAGCGCAGGTTCTAGGCATAGACGTAGGTACGGTTTACCGAAGGCGGGCGGCACTAAAAGACGTATCCCTACCCTCCTTTGCCGCAAGACAACACAGCATCGCCAACACATACATCCCCGATAACCGTAGGGTTATCTCCCATACCGTAGACAACGGTCATGTCTTTATAGCCTCCGACTGCCATTATTGGCCTGATGAGGAAACCGTGGCGCACAAGGCGTTTGTTTCCCTGCTGACCGAGTTTAAGCCCAAGACCATCATCCTAAACGGGGATGTGTTTGACGGGGCTAGAATCAGCCGCCATGCCGCCCTCATGGGGACTAACCCCCCTACCCCCAAGCAAGAGATAGAAGCCTGCCAAGACCGTCTACACGAGATTGCAAACGCTTCTAAGAACGCTACTAAGCTGTGGAACTACGGTAATCATGACGTACGCCTCTTTAATTTTGCGGCCCAAAATGCACCAGAGTTATCTGAGTTCACCGACCTGTTTTCGTACTTCCCAGGTTGGCACACAGGATGGCGGGTGGACATAAACAATTCTGTTGTGGTCAAGCATAGGTGGCACAACGGGCAACACGCGACATATAACAACACCCTGAAGTCTGGCAGAAGTATCGTCACAGGACACCTGCATAAACTGATGGTGACCCCGTGGACGGACTACAATGGGCGCAGATACGGTGTAGACACAGGGACGCTTGCGGAGCCGCGTGGCGACCAATTTGTGTATGTAGAAGAAAACCCCGTGAACTGGTGTTCTGGGTTCTGCGTTCTGACATTTAAGAATGGTATGTTATTACCACCAGAGTTATGCGAAGTAATAAACGGCGTGGCTTACTTTCGAGGAGAGAAAGTGGGATAAATGAGTGATTTAGTAGCCTCGGCAAAGAGTGCCGCGCAGGGAATAAAGAGCGCGATAGCCGCAGGGAAAGAGATTGAAGCAGTAGTTACTGACATACAAAAACTTGGGGTCGCAGAACTCCAAGCCAAGCAACAATTCCAAAAGAAACAACGGGTAGTTAAGGGCGATACCACCATCCTCACGGCTTTCGCGGAGTGGCGCAGATTGAAAGAAATCAAGGAAGCAGAGGACGACTTATTCCAGCAGCTTGTCGAGCGTTATGGCAAGGAAAAGGCTGAGTTTGAGTGGAAGGACATCCAAGCCATCAAAGAGCGCCAGATGAAGGAAGTCAAGGACGGGCGTGACGAGATGGGGCGTGACCTAAAGAAACTCCGAGAACTCAAGGTTATGTGCTTCGTAGCCTCGCTAATCATAGTCACCACTTACTACATCTTCAAAGGACACCTGTAATGCTATCCCTTATTTCTTCCGCTGTCGGATTCCTAGCCTCTGGCTTACCGCAAATCCTAAACTTCTTCCAAGACAAGGCTGACAAGGCGCAAGAGTTAAAGTTAGCGCAGATGCAGACCGAGCGCGAGTTAGCCCTTGCAGAACGCGGTTTCCTAGCCCAGCAGAGGGTCGAGGAGATTAGGACTGACCAGATTGCCCTTCAGACCGATGCAGACCGCCAGAACGCCGCTTTAGACCACGACAAGGCTATCATGGCTCGCGCCTCTAGTTGGGTCGTGAACCTGAACGGCATAGTGCGACCTGCGGTTACCTTTATCTTCGTCCTAGAGTTGGTGATGATTAACATCGCGCTGACCTACTTCTTGCTTCGTGGCGGGTTAGGTAGCATGGACGTGGAGCAGTTTATTGCCGCCACAGACGTAATCTTCTCCGAAGACGAGATGGCTCTACTAAGCGGAATTATTGCTTTCTGGTTCGGGAGCCGCCAATGGGGTAAGAAGTGAAGGTAAGTGATGACGCAATCAAAGGAATCAAAAAAGACGAGGGGGTACGAGTTCGTCCCTATCGCTGTCCTGCTCTATTGTGGACTGTTGGCGTTGGTCATGTTATCGATTCTAACCACATAAGGGTGAAGTTCGATGAGCGCAAAAATCTACCAATTCCCGACGGATGGGATAGAACTCTTAGCATGGCAGAAGTCGATGCTATCTTGGCTCAAGACCTGTCTACATTCGAACGAGGAGTTCTGCGCCTCTGTCCAAGTGGACTTACTCAAGGCCGCTTTGACGCTCTGGTTTCCTTCTCCTTCAACGTCGGGCTTGGCAACCTCCAAAGGTCAACCATCCGCATGAAGCATAACCGTGGAGATTTTGAGGGCGCGGCTGAGTCCTTCATGGCGTGGACTAAAGCGGGTGGGAAAGAACTACCTGGCTTAGTTAAGCGTCGGAAGCACGAACGCGCTCTCTATGAATCTGAGTAATTCTTTCTTTTAGTTCCTCGGCTACGGTCAAATTGTGCTTGGCCTCAAACTGGTCAAGCCACTTCCTCCTCGCCTCCCTTGTCGGGAGCGTCAACACATACCTTGCCAACCCCTCTATCTTCGCCTCATGTTCGCTCATCACGATTTGATAGAACTCCTCTGGGGTTGCGGTAAATGTTCCTCTACTAACCAGCCCTAGCAAATGTTTTATGCAACGCTTTTCTGGCGGTGGTGACGGCTCTGGCTGCGTCAGATTTTCGAACAAATCTCCCAAGATAATACCTCTTATAGTTTGCCATTATGTGCGCCTCGTAAAACTTTTCCTTCCTCTTGTAGACACCCTTGATGTTGGACTTGGTTTTCTCTCTGCGCTTGGAGTTCCACCTGTTTTCCATCTGCGTGGCAACCCTGAGATTGCTTAGTCTATTGTCGGCAAACTTGCAGTTTATGTGGTCAACCTGTTCGGGCCAGTACCCGTGGTGGTACGCCCAGACAATCCTGTGGGCAAAGTAAGGCTTTCTGAAGATAGCAATTTTGCGATAACCGCGAGGGGTTATATGTCCTGCAACCCTATTCGCGTACCTACGGTTCCACATGACGTAAGCAGAATACTTGGCGAAAGCCTCAATGGGTCGAGGCTTCCACACAAGTCTTCCACGCCTGTAATCAAACAGGGCTTTCAGTTGTTGCTGGCTTAGAATGGAATGTCGTCCTCTAAGGCTTGTTGCTTCGGCTCTGCCTTGGGCTTGGGTAGTTCAACCTTCAGGCTCATAAACTTCTGCCCAGACTTGCCTGTCTTAATCCATGCGGCTAGGTTGTACTCAGTCCCGTCTACGTTTAACTTGCCCTTGTAAGCAGGAGCCTTCTCGTTGTCCGACTCGTTCTTAAACAACACACCGCTATTGGTATTATCGTATTCCATAACTTCTCCTATTTGGCTGCTATATAAAGACCAACATTGCCAAGGCTGTAACCCAAGAAGGCTACGCCTAGACCCACCTTACCCTCTAGTAACAACTGCACCGCTACTACAAGGTATACAACACCGATACCGGCTATTAACCACGCCGCCACTCTGTCCACCCCGCGAAGATAATAACGCCAAGCATACATAGCACGAAAAACGCCGCGTCTTGCGCGTAGAAGTGTGCAGCTATAAGTCCGTCTCTCATTCGTCTTCCTCCGTATTATTCAAAAGTTGGTATTTGATTACCTCTAAAACCCCTACCACAGAGGCTAGAGGAAGTGCCTCGTCAAACTTGCCCAGAACCACAATAATCTCCTGATACAGGGCTTCTATCATTACCTGCTGGCTCAACCCCTCATCTCCTGGGCTAAGCTCTTAAATCCCCAATCCTCTGCCATCCTCGCGCACCGCAACATCTCCTCCTCGCGCACGATTTCCGCAAACCTCTGCAACTGGGTTCTTGAGTCTTCGTGAAAGTTGAACAACAACTCCCCCTCCTTTAAGAACAGTCCCGCCTCTACCGCCAGGTCGTCAATCGTCACACTCGGCCTCCACTTCTGCTAGAAATACCTGAATCTTCTCTAACATCTCGTCTATCTCCTTTTGTTCCGGCTCGAACCGCACGATGAACAGCATCTTGCTTACCGGCAGTCGGGAGTCAAAACTCACAAAGTCGCACCATTTCCTACCTGTGCAAGCAAGTTGAAGCATCATCTGGTTCTTGTACTTGGTCGGAACCTTGCCAGCCTTCCTGTATTGCAGGTGCGTGGCCGTGTTTGGGTTCTTAATCTCTACCAGACCATCATCCCCTACAAGACCGTCAGGAGACGCTCCTAGCCATTGTATTGTCGGGTGTGGGACAAAGCCTACTTGGTCTACGAAAACGCCCGTGTGAGCCTCGTATGCGGCTCTGGCGATGGGTTCCTGTTCGGTTCCCCTAATCATGGCCGCGTTGGGCGCAAAACCCGCCTGTTGGGTCTTGGTGAGTCTTTCCGCTACAAGCTGCCAGAGGTAGTTCTTGCGGGTCTCTGTATCCTTACCCGCCAAGGCATCGCTAACTTTGCTGGCTGTGCAGAACCCCAACCTCGCCTGTAACCACTCCTCTGTTCCCTGAACAATTTCTTTGTAATCGGTCATACAGCCTCCTCTTGGCTATGTGTAATTCTGCCTCTAATTTATCCGTACTCATCCGTAATCTCTGGGCTACATTGTGGCTCAAGTTGTACGGGTACTGTATATACCTTGCCTTCAAAACCCTGCGGCTTATATCGGGTAAAACCCTAACCGCGTTCTCTACTTCCTGCCCGTCCAACATATCGGGTTCTATCCTTGGCTCCTCGCCCTCGAAGACATCCTCGGACTCGTAGTTCCCCTCCGCGCTGGCGCATTGGGTACGGTGTTCAGGGCCAACATGACCCCACGCACAATAGAACGCCCAGTTCTTTAGTCTTTCTTCCGAAACCATAAGTCGTATAACTCCGGCCTATTTGCTTTAATCCAAGGTTGTGCAGATTGTATAAGTTCCTGCGCGTTGCGTCCACACGTTTGAGAACCGACGTGGTGGACGTAAGCCCTGCTGATGGCGTGCTGGAAGCCCTTCTTTTGGATGTCCAAGCATTGCACGTCGTCCGAGTACCAGTTGATAGGCGGGAAGTCCACCCATGCGTCCTTGGATATGTAACTACAAATCGGGGCTATAACATCTGTGATGTTAATAAGATTTTCTGTCTCGTACTTGAACCACTCCATTTTTCCCTGCCCTAGCCTAATGTTCTGCAATCCTCGGGCATAATCAGACCTAGCGGATGCCCATCCGAGGGGGATGCTTTTGTCTCGCAAAAACGCAACGTCCTCGCCAAGCAACTTCCAGGTGGTAGGGTTGAACACAATATCGTCGTTACAGACCACGACCTCGTCCGCCTCCTCAAACGCCCGCTTGACCACCGCGTTATAAGCGTCGCCAAAGTTAGTCGCGTCGTTGGGCAGGTTCACCGTCCTGTGGCGCGGAAAGATAATGTCGCTACCCGCTAGGAATACCGTCACATCCTGCGGGACGTAGAAGGTCACGGAGGCGGCTAGGACAGGAAGGCACTTCCCCTCAGTTGTTGCTATCGCTATTGCTTTCATTCAGTTCCTTATTTACGTCGTCAAGCAAATCTTGTTCTGTAAATCCGTAGTGCTTTGGGAATCCCTTGGTTCCGAGTCCGTGAACTCCAGTTTTACCTCTGTGGTGTTCTGGGCATAGTGGTATTGCAAGGTAGTGCGAAGACCTACCCCATCCTTGTCCGGCCCGCAGATGATGAATTTCAGACGGGCTATCAGAGTACCCAATTCTGCGGCAGACCATGCATCCGAGGGCTGCAACTTTAGAAAGATGGTTTTTTTCATCTTTTGTCACCTAGCCCCCTTGTGTTGTCGCTAAATCTAACGTCGTTTTGCAAAGCCCACATTACAACCTTTTCAACGTACTCAGAGAAGGACGCTTGGTTCAACTCACTTGTGCTTGGTTCTAACATTTTGAGTGACCCATCAGGCAACTCCACCATGCGTTCAGGCAGAAACAAGGCGCGTAGGTATTCGTGCCAGATACTAGGCTCATAAGACCTACCTGGAACAACCTGCTCGGATATATCACCCAAGACCGCCCAGTAGTACCTGTTGCTGTCAAGACTGCGTTTAGGTGGCCGTACCTCAAGAATATGCCCGTCAGGTGCGTTATCCACCATCTCACGGGCTAGGTTCCTGTTGTGTTGGGAGAGAATCACGCGGACTTTAGCGCGGCTCTCATAACCGCAACCTTAAAGTGTGGGAAGGACTCGAACTGGCTAGGGTCTAAACCTAACTCTTTACCCTTTAGTTCTATGCCCGTAGCCGTCTCATGCCAAGGTTTCTCGTTGACTACGTTTGGAAGAGTGACTTCGTGAATGTCGTCCCAACGCTCCCCACGCAACCATGTGGCAGGGTAGGGTATGAACGCCCCGCCTGACTTCATCCAAGACTCGGTCTTGCAAGCGGCTGTGATGGCAGTTAACAAATTTGTTAACTCTGGCCGTATATCTTTGGTCTGCAACCACGCTTTCCTAGCGTCGGCCTTGGCTACTTTTTTTGGGTAGAGTGCCCAGAAGGTGTTGAAATCATCCAAGATTCTTCTCCCTCATTTCCAAGACCTTATCAGCCCATTGCCATGCGGATTCTTCTATCCAGCCTTCTCGCTTTTGAATCGCTTCGGCTAATTTAGGATTTGCAAGCAAGCCTTGTAATGCCATAGCAGCGAAATAATCTCGCCGTGTTACATCAGTTAGTTCCAAGATATTTTCTCCTCATAATGTCGATGACTTCCCTCAAAGTCATTTCTGGCGATTCGTGCCAGACTCCATTTTCCCTATATTGTCTAACAATTGTCAAACCCATATCTATATCCCCATCGCTTTCGTGCGACGTAAGCATTAGCACACAGGTCTTGGTTTCGCTCTGGATGGCATCGCAGAGTCGCTCTAGACATAGTTTCTGCCCAAACGGGACTTGGGCATTTTTATATTTTGCCTCTACGATTATGAACAGTCGGTTAGAGAACTCTAGGATTGCGTCTATGTCTGTCGGAGATATTGCTCCCCATCTCAGACCTGAGAAGTCCTTAAGCTGACTACCGTACTCTCTATTTCTGAACATAGCATCCCCTAGGGTGATAGCCGTTATCACTCTGATGCCAGGAGAGGATACAGAAGCAATCCAATCCCTACATACCCCATAAGGCAGCGATTTGCCCCTAGCATCCGAGTCATCACCCGTTGCAGACACTAGGTTGTGCAGTCCCTCGCTGACAGGCTGCTAAGATGGTTGCTGGTGAGACAACATCCTGTGTTCTGTTCCGCGCCACCCATTCAGGTGCTTAATCTCGCTCGGAGTGCGGTCAGCAAAAGAAAAAGCCCACATAAGACTAGAGCGTGGCTCTTGGCATGAGCAGCTATGAAAACAATAGTAGGACACGGTATCCAATCATTTCCACAACCACGCACGCCCTAGACTTATATGGGCTTGCTCCGTGCCTATCATTGTTTCCACCGGCTGCCACACCGCTGACAACGCTAGGATACCACGGATTCAGTTAAGTTCAACAACTTTTACTTCCCAACGGTTGCCAACCTTTATCCAGCCGTGTAAATGCACTTTCCAGTTGCTCCGTACCATTTCTGGGTAATACTGGTTTTCTAGGATTTTGTGCTTTCTGGCCGACATATTTGATGCCGTGGTGGTCTGAATGGCTAGGGTGTCCCCGTTTCCAATGGCTAAGAGGTCTATACAGCCAAACAAGTCCTGGCGAATACGAGCAAAACTGTTCCAATGCTCGACTGTCCAGACCGAATAGCCCTGGTCGCGGAGGTATTTAAGGCTTCTTTGGGTCGGGGACATTCTTACATTCTACTGTATAACCATACATTAGGGTTAGTCCTAGGTATATTTCTTACACAACCCTGAAAAGTAGTGTAAGATTCTGTTCATGGCATCCCGCCATATACGCCGAGGAGGGCAAAATGAAATTAGTAGAACACCAAGAAGCAACCAGCACAACAGCAGAAATATTCAGAATTATTAGCGAATCTGGAGTTCAGTACAAAGTTTCCGCTCCGTTTGAAATTAAAGGGTTGTTCAAGAAAGACTGGAGTGCGTATGTTGATGGTCGTGGTGCTAGATTTGTAACAGATACAAAACCAGGGCAAGCAGCAATCGAGTTTGCAAAAAATTTACAACAGTAATTAACCGGGGCTTCGGCCCCTGCTCTGAGGAGGGCATATGAAATACGACGAAGACTGGTATTACACACCACCCCAAGAACCCGAGTCTGGAGAAGAAGAAGACGACGACTCCTACTGGCAAGAACGCGCATGGGAGGCTAACCGTGACTGATTGCCAAGCCCACGCACAACAACAAGAACAGCAAGAGATAGAGGAGCTGCGAGAGCTTAAACGCCTGATGTCTGTCAATCACGGCAAGATGCTTGGTTGCGCCCAGACAATACGGGACGCTAACGGTGACGACGACTATATAAGAATTGCAGTAAAATCTTTACTTGAGGCACTTGAGGAATACGAAGACTTAAAGAGGAGGTTCAAATGAACGCAGTAGATTTACTTAAGATTAACGTCAACGACCACACGGAGAAGAAGGGGAACCTTACATACCTGTCGTGGGCATGGGCTTGGCAAGAGGCAATCAAGGCAGACCCGCAAGCAGAGTGGACTGTCAAGATGTTCGGTGAATCGTACGATAAACCGTACGTTTCAATCGGCGACACCAAGATGGTATTCGTGGACGTTACGATGTTCGGCAAGACGCTTACTTGCCAACTTCCCGTCCTTGACCACAAGAACAAGGCTATCCCTAACCCAGACGCTTTTCAGGTCAACACGGCCATCATGCGTTGCCTGGCTAAAGGGATTGCGTTACACGGTCTAGGCTTATACATCTACGCAGGAGAAGATTTACCCGAGGATGGCTCAAAACCTGAGCCAGAGGCTTATGTAAAACTAATCGAGGAGAGCAAAAATGTCACAGATTTACAATCAAATTGGAAAGCAGCGTACCAGGCGTCTCAATCAGATGCGGGGTTTATCGCCGCTATCACGGTGGCCAAGGACAAGCGAAAAGCAGAACTTTCCGCTGCTTGACACCCTAGCCTTTGTAGCGTGTTGCGCCACAGGTTACATGGTACTGGTGATGCTATGACTGACCTACGCAAAGCAGCAGAGATGGCGTTGGAGGCTTTGGAAATGTTAGATAGGCGTGGTGGTCTTGGGTTAGATGTTCATGAATACATACGCACAAAAATAGAAGCACTACGCCAAGCACTAGCGCAGGAAGAAAAGTCACCAGTCAAGTCTTACTGCGGGGGTAAACCTAACTACTGCACCCCTGAAGTTACCCCTGATGTCAATGCCGTAAACATGAGCCAAGAACGTGTCGATGAAACGGCAAAACGTGAACACGAGCCATACGGTTATCTTTGGTTTACTCATCAAATGGAAAGACGATTTACCCATTACAGACCAAAAGAAGAACAAAGAATTGGAGAAGTAACACCAATCTACACCGCACCACCAAAGCGTGAATGGGTTGGCCTCACTGAAGAAGAAGTTCATATTCTTTGGATGGATATGGGCGCTAGGCCAAAAATTAACGGCTACGACTTTGCAAAGGTTATTGAGTATAAGTTAAAGGAGAGGAATTGTGGATAAGATTACTGTGGTGTGCCACAAAGACCACGACAAAGGCTACGAAGATTATGTTGGTAAATGCTTGCTGTGTGAGGTTGAACGGCTACAAAAGCGTGAATGGGTTGGGCTGACGGATGATGAAATCTATGACTATGCAGACAAGTTTCTTTATCAGCATGGCAGTAATTTTGGAATCAAGTCATTTGGTAAAGCCATTGAAGCCAAACTAAAGGAGAAGAACACATGACTGGCGAACAGTTGAACTACCAATGTAATAAACGTCGTATCGTTGACCTTACCCCTGCAAAACCGTGGCTAGAGATAGACATCCTAGAACTCAAGTCGATTGCAGAGTCTTGTAATCTCTGGGGCTCGGATGTTTATAGCGACGTAGAGGAACTAGCGGCTGAGATTAACAAAAGACTGAAAAGGAAGAATCATGTATGAGAGTGAACACGCGGTTCGGATTATTCATTGTGGCAATCGTCTCCAGCATGAGATGGCTAACACGTATGCTCCCGACAGAGACACCATCGCGGCGTTATGTCAGGAGATTGAGAACTCGGCACACGAAATCTACAAGTGGGTAAATGGGATAGAGGGTAAAAGTGAATAGGTTTACTTACATTCCCGCAGACCAAACAGACTTAAGAGAGTCCATGAAAAGATATAAGGAAATTGTAAGAAATGAGTCAGATAGAAAAATATATTCTGCAAAGCAGCAAACCAGTTCACCCAACTTACCTGGCAGAGAGGTTCTCTGTGAGCAAGAGCAAAGCGTATTCGGTTTGCGTGTCGCTGTTATTACAAAAACCACCAAAAGTTGAGGAGGTAAGAATTGGAAAAAGAACGTACTACAGGGTTTGCAGAGATAAGTAAGTTTTGCTTCTCTTGTCAGCTATATCGCAAAAACGGTAGCCATGTCATTAGGAAAGGTAAAAATAAACAATGGAAATGTCTGGACTGTCAACAAAAGCGTTGGTTCTCTACGCAACCATCTACGCAGCCTTCGCCCTCGGAATCGTAGGCTATGTCACAAGCAAGAAAGATGGTCGTAACCGTGTTGGATACGATTGTAATAAAAGGAAAGAAGATGAAAAACACAACTAGAATCCTAGAAGCCATCAGCGCGGCCACGGAACCCGTAACCCTGAACACACTCAAGAACGACTTGGGGATGTCGCCAGGAATAATCTCTGGGTCACTTGCCAGCCTGATGAAGTCGGGTAGGTTGGAGAGGCAACAACTAACCGCAGAATTCGGCAGAAAAAATATCTGGGGATATGTTGCAAAAACTCAACAAAAAGGAGTAGAATCATCGGTGGAGTAGTGCGCCTCCTCCTCAGCATTGCTCCTTCAAGCCCTCAAACCCCCTCGGCCAAAAGTCGGGGGGGTTTTCTTTTACGGAGAAATACCATGTACGGCAAAAAACCAATGAAGCCCATGAAGAAGCCAATGAAGCCCGCCAAGCCGGGTAAGTACGCCCCCAAGAAATGAAGGGGCCAACAATAATGATTGGGCTACTTGGGAAACCAAGGGAGTCCAAGGAGATGGAAGGCGGCCTCCTCGACGAGGAAGGCTCCTGTCCGCTTGCCACTCAGGACGAGATAGTCAACCGTGGCAATAAGCAAAAAGCCATCCTGACCGCCAAATACGGCCCCAGCGAGGGCGAGTCCAAGTGCGGCAACTGTGAGTACGGGATGAAGTTAAAGGGCTGTGGGCTGGGCAAGAACGAGGTGTTCTGCGACGTTTACGAGTTCAAGTGCAGCGCGGACAACGTCTGCGACGCTTGGGAAAGCATGGAAGAAGAATCCGAAGAAGAATCGGATTAAAGACCTCTTTAACTGCCCAACAGGAGATTCAAATTGCCTTTCAAATCTAAGCAGCAAGCCAAACTAATGTTCGCCGCAGCCGCCAATCCAAAGGTCGCCAAGGCTACGGGTGTCCCCCAGAAGGTAGCCAAGAAGATGGTTAAGGAAGGGCAGTCTAGCCTCAAGAAGCTCCCATCTAAGGTGAAGAAATGAAGAAAGAAGTCTACGAGAAGGCTAGACCCAAGGCTCTGGGTAAACCCAAGGCACTTAGCCCCAACCAGAAGGCGGCCGCCAAGCGGTTTGCCAAGTCCACGGGGACAAAGTACCCTAGCCTCCTGGCTAATATGCGTGGGGCGCAAGCCAAGAAATGAAGATAAGGGACGCTGCCAAGCGGTTCGAAGCCTATGACAGAGCAACTACGAAAAAGATGGCCGAACATAATCGGTCTGGTGGAGATGTTCGCGCACCTGTTAGGTCGCTCAAAGGAGCCTCAACAGGCGACAAGTACGACCGCGCCAAGTTCATCTACCGAAAAGCCGCCCAAGCCCTTACTGCTGGACACCCTCTCAAAGACAAGAACGGAGAGGCTACGCCAGCCGCGCTCCAATTCAAACGCTGGGCAGCCAAAGTCCCGCAAAACCGCGAAGACCTCCAAGAACTCAAAGCCCTCGGGACAAGACTCAAAACCCGCTACAAGCCCAAATAATGCACGCAAGCGCACTACAAAGCGCGTCTGAGTTCTACGACAAGTACCCCCTAGAAACCGCCTCTGTGGTGGAGATAGGGTCTCAGGTCGTCAACGGCTCCATAAAGGACGTGTGCCCAAAGCACTATTCTTATATAGGTCTAGACTACTCCCCCGCAAATGGCGTGGATATAGTCTTGGAAGACGAGTACAAGTTCCCCCTGCCTGACGGCTCTACGGACATTGTTGTAACAAGTAGTTGTTTTGAACACGCCGAGATGTTCTGGCTAACCTTCCTAGAGGGCGTGAGGATTCTAAAACCTGGCGGGTTGTTCTACATAAACGCCCCGTCTAGAGGCGAGTACCACGCTTTTCCACAGGATTGTTGGAGGTTCTACCCAGACGCTGCCAAGGCCCTGCTAAAGTGGGCAAAGATGAACGGTTATAATTGCACGCTTGAATACACAAAATTATTAGACAACCATTGGGGAGATTTCATAGTTGTCTACCGTAAAACTTAACCTTGGCTCAGGGAAAGACTGGCGCAAGGACTGCATAAACGCAGACATCCAGCCGGAGAAGAAACCAGACTGGGTGCTAGACATTACAAAAGTCCCGTGGGGCGAGGTTATAGACACCCGCTTGGGACGGTTCGCAGTAGAGAAGGGGATGGTCACCGAGATAATCGCCAACGATGTCTTGGAACACATCCCCGACCTAGTGGCCGCTATGACTAACTGCCGAGACTTACTTAAGCGCGGCGGCGAGATGCACATCCATGTCCCCTACGACCTAAGTCTAGGAGCGTGGCAAGACCCGACACACGTTCGGGCGTTCAACGAAAACTCATTCTTATACTACACAGACTGGCATTGGTATCTAAACTGGGAGGAGAAGTTCACCTGTACGCAGATGGGCTTAGAACTCTCAGAACTAGGCATGGAGATGGCAGACAATAAGGTCGCCAAAGACATAATTATGCGTACCCCTCGCGCCGTAGATGCCCTGCAAGTCATACTTCGGAAGGATTGACATGGAAAAGTTACAAGCCTTGTGGTCAGACATAAAATTACTCGCCAAGCGTGTTCTTGCAAAACTAGGTTTATAATTGTTGTATAATAGTAACAACCGAACAACCTTAGAGGAATCGGATGCAGGGCGCAAAAACAATAGAATGGCTTGAAACCAAGGGACTAATCCCTTACGCAAAGAACTCCAGAACCCACAGCGAGGCGCAGGTCGCGCAGATAGCGGGAAGCATTAAGGAGTTTGGCTTCAACAACCCCGTCTTGGTAGACGAGGACAACGGAATCATTGCCGGTCACGGTAGGGTCATGGCCGCGCAGAAACTAGGCTTACAGGCCGTCCCGTGTATAAGGCTGGCTCACCTATCAGACACCCAGCGCAAAGCCTACGTGATAGCGGATAACCGCCTAGCATTGAACGCAGGGTGGGATGACCAGATGCTAACGCTGGAGTTACAGGAACTAGACGGCGAGGACTTTGACCTGTCCCTGCTAGGGTTCGAGGCAGACGAGTTAAACGCCCTGCTAAACCCGATAAAAGAAACAGAAGGTCTAACGGACGAAGACGCAGTCCCAGACGTTCCAGAGGAACCAAAGACCAAGCCGGGGGACATCTACCAACTTGGACGGCACAGGTTAATGTGCGGGGACTCTACAAGCATAGACGCGGTAGAGAAGCTGATGGACGGGAACCAGGTGGACTTGATATTTACCGACCCGCCCTACAACGTGGCATTTAATGGACGTAGCGGTAAGCACGAGGTTATTAAAAACGATAACCTGTCCGAGCCAGAGTTTGAAAACTTCATCACAGAAGTGTGTAACACCATACAGCTAATAGACCCAAAGGCGTACTACATTTGGTGTAACTGGGACTTTTATGGTGCGTTGCAAGGTAAACTTCCTTACAAGGCGTGTATTGTTTGGGCTAAAAATGTCTTTGGTATGGGGAACGGATACCGGCATCAACACGAGTTTTGTTTGTTTAACGGCAAAATTGACGAAGTGGTGAAGAATGAGTCGGACTTGTGGCAGATTAAAAAAGACACAAATTACGTCCACCCAACGCAAAAGCCAGTAGCCTTGTCGGTGCGGGCATTTGGCAACCACATTAAACTCTTAAACGTGCTGGACTTGTTTGGTGGCTCTGGCTCAACTTTAATAGGGGCAGAACAAACAGGAAGAACCTGTTTTGTGATGGAGCTAGACCCCAAGTATTGCGATGTAATAGTAAAACGCTGGGAAGACTTTACCGGCCAAAAAGCTAATTTAACGGAGATATAAAGATGGCAGAAGGAGTGGGCAGACCGGCTCACCAACCAACTGACCAGAATCGGCTTCAAGTCAAGACTCTGGCTGCGGTAGGTATCCGGCACGAAGACATAGCAACAAAGCTCGGAATCAGCGCAGACACGCTATCCAAGTATTACCGGCAAGAGTTAGACGACGGGCGGGTAGACGCTAACGCGCAGATAGGCAAGTCGCTATACGAACAGGCCAAGAACGGCAACACCACGGCAATGATATTCTGGCTAAAGACCAGGGCTGGGTGGAAGGAAACGCAGGTCAATGAACACTCAGGATTAGACGGTCAACCCCTGGTAATCTCGTGGCAGAAGTAACAATCCCGTATGCGCCAAGACCCCAACAGCTTCTGGTTCACGATGCGCTGGAGGCTAATAGGTTCGCGGTGGCTGTATGCCATCGTAGGTTCGGCAAGACTGTTGCTGCCATAAACCACCTTATCCGCGCAGCCATGCTCTGCGGCAAGGAAAGCCCACGGTACGCCTACGTTGCCCCTACTTACTCTCAGGCCAAGAGGGTGGCGTTTGACTACCTGCTAAAGTTTACGGAACCCCTGACCCCAACGGCTAACATAAGCGAACTCAGGGTAGACTTCTACGGAAGGCGCATAAGCCTCTACGGTGCGGACAACCCAGATTCCCTGCGAGGAATATACTTAGACGGGGTTGTGCTAGACGAGGTAGGGGACATGAACCCGAAGGTCTGGAACGAGGTGCTAAGACCTGCGCTAACGGATAGGCTAGGATGGGCGTTGTTCATCGGGACACCGAAGGGCGCGAACCACTTCAAGGACTTGCGCGACAGGGCAGAGAAAGAGGAAGGGTGGGCGTTACTTGAATTTAAGGCTTCGCAGACAGGTATTATCAGTCCAGAGGAACTTGAAGCTGCCAAGAAAGAGATGGGCGACGACAAGTTCGCAACTGAATTTGAGTGTTCCTTTAATGCTGCGGTTGAGGGTGCGTATTACGGCGCGATACTTAATACGCTTGCACCTGAACGCTTTACGGAGTTCGCGACAGACAGCCTCTGCAAGACGTACACGGCTTGGGACTTGGGAGTTGGGGATAGCACAGCTATATGGGTTTGCCAGGTCGCAGGGCAGGAGAGGCGGCTTATCGACTTCGTTGAGAACCACGGTCAAGGGCTAGACTGGTACGTCAACTGGATTAAGCAAAATGATTACACAAAGGCTGAACACATCTTGCCCCACGACGTTGAGGTACGAGAACTCGGCACAGGCAAGAGTAGAAAAGAAGTCTTACAAGACCTTGGACTCAACATTACCGTCTGTCCAAGAATGTCTATCGACGATGGGATACAAGCCGTTAGAAGGCTTTTACCTAATTGCTACTTCCATCCACGAACTAAACAAGGCGCAGATGCACTACGCAACTACCGCCGCGAGTACGATGAGAAGCGCAATGTTTACTACGACAAACCCCTGCATGACTGGTCAAGTCACGCTGCGGATGCCTTTAGGTATCTCGCTGTTGGCTTAAATACCACTAGCACCTGGGGCAAACCGTTGCCAATTAACACGAAATGGATTGTCTAAATGCAAGAATTTGACCTACAAGCCATCATTGAAAACGAGATTGATAACGCCATTGGCTACATCAATACCGAGACGGTAGAGGAACGCCGCGATGCGCTGATGGCGTACAACCGCGAACCCTACGGCAATGAAGTCGAGGGGCGGTCTACTATCGTTACAGGCGAAGTCGCAGAAGCCGTAGACGGCGCATTGCCACAACTCCTGCGTGTATTTACACAGTCCGACGACGTGGTGCGGTTCGAACCCAAAGCACCTGGCGACGAGGAGAAGGCCAAGCAAGCCACCGAGTATTGCAACTGGGTGCTGATGAACGACAACCCAGGTTTTGAGGTATTCCAGACTTGGTTCAAGGACGCGCTCCTTCAAAAGGCTGGTGTCATCAAGGTCTGGTGGAACGACGAGACATCCGTGGACAAGGAGAAGTACGAGAACCTGTCCGAGGAAGAACTGACCCTGCTACTAGCAGACGGGCAGATGGAAGTGGTCAAGCAACGCCAGACTCAGATAGGCGAAGTCCCCGTTCCTCCGACCCCAGAGCAGATGATGCTTGCCCAGCAGACGGGCGTGCCTCCAGAAATGACAATGCAACCCGTGTTCTCGTATAACGTCACGGTCAAGAAGGTAAACAAGAAGGGTTCGGTCAAGGTTGAGAACGTACCACCCGAGGAGTTCCTAATCTCCAAGAAGGCACGCCGTATCGCTGACGCGCCTTTTGTAGCCCACCGTAGACTGACAACCCGTTCCGAGTTAATCAGCATGGGCTTTAAGGCTGACGAGATTGACGAGTTGCCAGCCTACGACGACCTGACATTTACCCCTGAGAGGGTGGCGCGGTTCCCCAACGGGGAGCAGCCGGACGACCCCAGCCTTGACACAAGCATGGACGAGATTGAGACGTTCGAGTGCTACATCAGGACAGACTACGACGAGGATGGCATTGCCGAACTGCGCCGTGTGTTCTACGCTGGCGGCACAATCCTAGAGAACGAGGAAGCAGACTTCATCCCGTTTTGCTCAGTCTGCCCAATCCCCATGCCCCACAAGTTCTTCGGGCATAGCTTGGCTGACCGCGTGGTGGACATCCAGAAGATTAAGACCACGATTACACGTCAGATGTTGGATAACCTGTACCTGTCCAACAACGCTCGGATGGCCGTAGTCGATGGGCAGGTAAACCTAGACGATATGCTGACGGTCACACCTGGCGGTATCGTGCGGGTCAAGAACAACGCCGCTATAACGCCCCTACAAGTACCTCTGGTGGCCGGACAAGCCTTCCCAATGCTCGCCTACATGGACGAGATACAGCAGAAGCGCACAGGCGTTACACAGGCTTCTCAGGGCTTAGACCCCAACATCCTGCAAAACACTACCGCGACAGCGGTGGCGATGGTTCAGAACGCAGGAGCCGCAAAGGTTGAGTTGATTGCTAGGATATTCGCTGAGACTGGGGTAAAAGACCTGTTCAAGTCCATCCTGCACCTTGTCTGCAAATATCAGGACAAGGAAAGAATCGTGCGGATGCGTGGCAAGTTCGTGGCTATCGACCCACGCGAGTGGAGCAACGAGTACGACCTGACGGTAAACGTAGGTCTGGGCACAGGAAACAGAGAGCAACAGATGGCGATGGTGGCCGCAATCCTGCAAAAGCAAGAGCAGATTATGTCCCAGATGGGCATAGCCAACCCGCTAGTCTCGCCTAGCCAGTACCGCAACACCTTGGGACGGTTCATCGAGTCCGCAGGGTTTAAGGACACCTCTGAGTTCTTCCGCGAGATTACGCCGGAGATGGAACAGCAACTTCTACAACCCCAACAGCCACAGCCTGACCCTGCTACCGCCGCCCTGATGCAACAGGCACAAGCCCAGATGCAGGTCACTCAGGCAAAGGCGCAAGCGGACATTCAGGTTTCCCAAGCCAAGGCACAGGCAGACATCCAGTTACAGCGCGAGAAAGCCGCCGCAGACATTCAGTTGGAGCGCGAGAAGGCCGCCGCCCAGTTGCAACTCAAGACGGCAGAGTTCCAAGCCGAGGCACAGCTTAAGGCCGCCAAGGTCGGGGCACAGATTACAGGAAACGTGGAGATACCTGGTTGAACGAAACAGAACGGGCGATAGCCTTCCTGAACGACGAGTTTTTTATGGCTGTTGTGGAAAAGCAACGGCTGATGTATATTAACAACATCTTAGATAGTTCTGACGAGGATGTGGATGTTCGTGAACGCGAGCGTCTAAAACTCAAGGGGCTAGAAGAATTTATTGCGTCACTCAAGTCCATCGCCACCAACAAGGAGATAGACAAGAAACGCAAGTTTATGGTTTTTTAACCACAGTAGGAGTTCCAAATGGAAGACACCAACCCGCAAGGGAGTGCACAAACAGTAGACAATGCAGCCGCCAAAATCTTCGGGATGTTGGAGCCAGAGCAGCCGGAAGGCCAAGCCGAGGAACTAGCACAGGAAGAAACCGAGCAGGTAGAAGTACAAGCCTACGAGGAAGCGGAAGGCGAAGAAGTCCAAGAAGAAGTCGAAGCACCACAAAGGTTTCGGGTCAAGGTTGACAACGAAGAACTGGATGTGGACTTAGACGAGCTTATTAAGGGCTACTCACGCACATCTGACTACACCAAAAAGACGCAGAATCTAGCCGAACAGCGTAAGGCAGTCGAATCCGAACGCGCTAGGATAGATGAAGCCGCCAAATTGCGGGACACCTATGCCCAACGGTTGCAAGTCATCGAACAGATGTTGACACAACCTGCGGAAGACCTGACTGCCTTAAAAGACCAAGACCCCATCGGGTACGCGGTCAAGATGGCAGAGAACATGGAACGCGAAAAGCAGCTACAAGCTGTCCGCGCCGAACGCGAATCACTCCAAGCCAAGCAAGCCTCCGAGCATCAGGAGAGGCTAAAGTCTCATATCCAACAGGAAGCCGAGCGTCTACGTTCTGCCATCCCTGACTTTGGTGATGAGGTAAAGGGCGAGGTTATCCGCAAGGAGATAAAAGATTACGCCAAATCGGTAGGCTGGACAGACCAAGAGTTGTCGCAGGTGTACGACCACCGCGCCGTCCTAACTCTGTATCGGGCTATGCAATACGAAAAATTGCAGAAGTCAAAACCTGCCGTCTCCAAAAGAGTGGCAGAGGCTCCCAAGTCATTAGCACCTGGGGTCGGCTCTCCACGCCTTGATAAGGACGGAGAGGCGGTCAAGAAATTGACCAAGAAACTACAACAGACTGGTCGCCCGCGAGACGCGGCGGCTTTATTCGAACGATTCCTCTAAGGAGAATTAAATGTCAGTACCCTCAAATACCTACCTGCGGTACACCAGCATTGGTGTCCGCGAAGACTTAGCAAATGTTATTTACTCGATTAGCCCCACCGACACGCCAATCATGTCGTCCATCGGCAAGTCCAAGGCTACCCAAACCAACCACGAGTGGCAGACCGACGCATTGGCCGCCGCTACGACTGCTAACGCCCTCATCGAAGGTGATGACGCAGCCGCAGCATCGCTCTCGCCCACGACCCGTGTTGGCAACTTCACGCAAATCGTTGGTAAGACCGTTCAGGTTTCGGGCACGCTTGAGGCAGTAGACAAGGCTGGCCGTAAGTCTGAGAAGGCTTACCAGTTGGCTAAAGCCGCTTCCGAAATCAAGCGCGACATCGAGACAATCATCACGGCTAACCAAGCCAAGACCAACGGTACGGCAACTTCTGGTGCGCGTAAGCTGGGTTCACTCCTGTCATACATCACCACTAACGTATCCAAGGGTTCGGCTGGTACAAACCCAACAGGTGACGGTTCCGATATCCGTTCGGACACCACAACCCGTACCTTCCTTGAGTCCATGCTCAAGACCGTGGCACAGGAAATCTTTGAAGAAGGTGGCACACCCAAGATTTTGGTTGTTCCCCCAGGCTTGAAGGCAACTGTGTCTGGCTTTACTGGTGTTGCAGAGCAGCGTTATGTGACCGGCGCAGAGCCAACGACTATTGTGGCTGCCGCTGGTGCTTACCTCTCGGACTTTGGCCTCATCAGCATCGTTCCTGACCGCTTCATGCGTTCTACGGATGCCCTGATGCTCGACCCCGAGTACGCAGCCCTTGCTTACCTCCGTCCTTTCCAGACGAATGACCTGGCTAAGACCGGCGACTCTGACAAGACTCAGATTCTTGCCGAACTGACCCTCGAAGTTCGTAACGAGAAAGCACACGGCGGTATCTTTGACATCAAAGCAGCGTAACTTGTGATAGAATCGGCGGTGGGTAATTCCCACCGTCGGTTTTGTAAGGTAAATATGCAAAAGTTGGGCGAAGAAGTAACGATAGAGGGAAAGCGGACGTGGTTTTCGGACGGAGATGGCGGGCTTGTCATCAGGGACGAACAAAACGTCGCACCAATCCTAGAGGCTAACAAGGCTTCTTATAACCAAATAGACGAACGCGCCCGGTGGGGTGATGGTGCGCGTGTAGCGGAGATTCCCAATTCGGTCATTGCAGACCTGAATGTACAGGGGATTATGAGGGGGTTCGCTGTGGTAGACCAGAAACGCATGAAGGCTTTTCTAAATGACCCGGCAAACCGTTTTTTACGGACAAGACCGGGGAGAGTTTAGTGGGCAAGGTTCACGACAAGATTAAGCAAAAGCAACAAAAGACACCGTGGGAAGATAAGAAAGTCGCCATTTGTATCCCTTCTCGTGGAGAGATGGAGATAGGAACGGCGTTTGACTTGGCGGTGTTATGTGCCTACGACGCAAGAAACCGTACTGGACACCAGGCGGTTTACACGGTTGCCGGAACCCTGATATTTGACCAGCGCGAGAAGCTGGCGGCAGAGGCAATAAAAGAAGGCGCGGACTACATTCTGTGGATAGACGCAGATATGCGGTTTCCGAAGAACACGATAGAGATACTGCTCGCGCACGACAAACCCATCGTTGGGGTGAACGCTACAACGAGAACCTCGCCGGTAAGACCTACGGCAAAGAACCTAGAAATAGACTTTGAGAAGAAAGAGAATCATTGGATTCCAATCGTCTCTAAAGACAAGACCCACCTAGAGTGTGTGAC